CGGCTACACCGCTGATGGCGAGTGGCTGGGCGTTCCTGTCATCATCCCCGTAAACTACGTGGCTGGCGACGAAGTCAACAACCGCAAGATCTCGAAGGCTATCGCCGATGCCGTCGCCCTCGCTATCGAGAGCAATCCTAGCATTCGCACATCCGTCTACGTCCGTAGTTACGGCCTCGTGAACGATGTGGACCCGGCGTCCAATTCACAGAACGGCTACGTGTCCATCGCTGGCGCCACATTCGACGCCAACGTGACCGTCATCACCCAGACCGACCCCGTGTCTGGCACCTACGCCTTCACCCAGAACACCTACGACATCCAGAGTGTCAACGGGATGCAGGCTGACGCCACCCGTGTGCCCCAGGACTACATCCAGTGCATCAGCACTGCGTTCGACGGTCAACAGGACCAGGGCTACCTGGTCACTCCGACCGCTTACGCCCAGTTCGACGCCGCTGGCCGCTCCTCCGTGGGTGCCGCCGCCGCTAACCACTGTGCCAACAACAACTACAAGTGGATGGCCCTGGCCGATCCCGGCCCTTTCCTGGTCACCGACCTCAACAAATACGAGAACTACGTTCCCCATCAAGCTGCTGCTGACCTCATCCAGGGTCTGAAGTATCTGGTGGACAATGCTATCTACGAGTGGACCGGCGACTCCGTCACCTTTTCCCGTCTGGACTACCAGACCACCGTCGGTGGTGGTTCCCCCAAGATCGGTATTCAAGAGTCCACCAACTCTAACATCCCCCCGGATACCAAGGTGGGTATGTTGGACCGTGGCGAGTACACCATCTACGCCCCTCTGACCACAACCTCGAACGGCAGGTTGACTGTCGACTCGAACGCCTACTGGCCCGTGGACTTCCAGATCCAGGAAGTGACACTGACAGTCGCCGACTCGACAAACCCGTTCTACCCCTACCAGGGTACCGTGTACGTGGTCGCTCCTCCCTACAACGTGTCCCTGTCGGGTGAGTACCCGAAGAACACGGTGTTCCTGGCCCAGACTTCGACCGCTGCTGTCGCTGTCTACAACGCTGTGGTCGCCGCTGGCGGCTCCCAGTTCGTAGCTTCGCTGCCTTCGGGCGCTCTGAACATCGCCGCTTCGGCCAACGGTGTCCAGTCAGCCACCATCAGCTACGTCGCCCCCGCCTACGACCTGCCCGTCACAATCAACGGTCAGTCTTCGAACCTGGTTCAGAACATCCGTAGCCGTAGCCACGGTGTTAACACTCAGCACCTCCCTGGCACACTGCAGGATCCCACCAGCACTTTCGTGCTCGGGATGTTCAACCGGACCTTCCTGGACCCCTCGGCCCTGATCCTGGCCGGTACCAACCAGAACGCCCAGATCACCTGCGTCGCCCACGGCCTGACCGACGGCGTGAAAGTGTTCTTCAACGCCCCCGTGTTGACCGCTTCTGGTTACTTCCTGTTCAAAGCGTCCACAAAGACCGTTCTGAACACCTACTACGTGAAGGTCATCGACGCTAACACCTTCGTGTTGGCTTCGAGCGCTACCAACTACGCCGCTGGTTCCTACGTTAAGATCCCTTCTTCGGACCCCGTCGCCACCACGACCCCCGTCATCGGCTACTCGACTGTGCTGGCCGCCCTCGAAGGCTCCACACAGCTGAACGAAGCTGGCACCTTCCCGCTCATTCGTGGCCGGAAGTACGGTTTCGATAGCAGCGCTATCTACAACCAGGCCTCCTCCGCTGCCGCTGCCCCCGTCTCAGCGACCGCTAACCCCCAGCTGGCCATCAACATCTCCCAGAGCTCCACAGTTCTCGGTGAGGGCACTGTGGCCCCCTACGGCGAGACCGTGGACGCTGGCTGGCTGCCGAAGCTCGAACTGCTCGAGCCCGCTGTGGGCAACACAACACTGGCCAACCTGTACAACAACACCGGCGCCATCTCTTCGATCGCCCCCCAGTTCGTCACTCGTGACGCCAACGGTTTCGCTACTGCTATCGCTTTCACAGCCGGCGGTGACCTGCTCCCAGGCGCCCAGGGTTACTGGAACGTGGAAGGCGAGGCTGTGATGTTCCTGCCCCCTGTGTGGGTTGAGAACGCACTGTTCGCTGGCGCAACACTGACCTGGGACTGGTACGTTAACGCTGTGGCTCAGCTCGTCCCCAACACTCAGGGCGTCATCCTTGGCGTCGACTTCCCTGTCGCTGCTGGTGACATCGTGACCGTCCAGTGGACCGTCACAGCCACAGGTGGTCTCCCGCTCAGCATCACCGGCATCTCCCAGGCGACACCCGCTCTGGTCGACCAGGCTGGTCTGACAGCTCTCGGTTACAACCTGGCTGGCAACACCCAGGCTAACGTCACCGGCTACACCTCCCCCTGGGTGACCGGCCGTACCGTCAGCTTCAACGCCGCCTCGCTGAACGCCATCATTCCGGCTCCGACCTACCCGACTGCTGTCAACACTTCGCTGAAGAGCTACTCTGGTGTGAAGCTGTTCGATGCCGGCTCCGTTGCTAATGCCTCGGCCCAGCTTCCGACCGCCACCAACGGCACCTACGTCGCTGTCGACACCCAGTTCACCCTCGGTCTCACAACTCTGGTCAACCGGGTCCAGTCCTACGGTCCCGTGGGTCCTCTGCAGGCCAACGCCCAGTGCGACTGGTCCAACTCCACAGTTCAGACCAACTCCGCCTGGAGCATCTCGATCGTCTCCAACAACGTCACTAATACCGGCGCTCAGAACTTCTTCTGTGTTCCGACAGTGGCTCAGGAGTTTATGACCGAGTCCTACCTGGTGCCTTCTTCCGCCATCTACGGCGGTACCTACGACGGCGCCACCCTCACAAGCCCGATCGTGACTGCCTACACCACTGCCGCCGGTCTCTCGGCTGCTGGTTCGGTGCCGACATCCCAGGCTTCGCTCGCTCCTCTGAACGGCGTTTACCTGGTCGTGACCGTCCCCGGTTTCGCCCCTGACGGCGTCACGGCTGTCGTGGCTGGCGACACCATCGTGGTTTACAACGACAACGGCGTCTACAGCTGGGTCGTCGTGAATGCCGGTGAGGACCTGTCCGCCTTCGCTGTGCCTCTGTACGGCTCGCAGACCACCTTCACCTACACCAGCCAGGTGACTCCTGCCATCAACCTGTGGCGCTTCGACGCCGTGACCTCGACTGAGCTCATCGACCAGGCCCTGCGTGGCGTGGGCACCAACGGTGTTCCTCAGGCGCTGTTCATCGAAGCGGGTGTTGACAACGTGAATCGTCTGTACGAGGACAGCCAGCGTTACTTCAACGCTTTCGGCTTCATCGCGTACTACGGCTCGTACATCCTGAATGCTTCGGGTCAGTACATCCCGCCTTCCCCGTACGTGACCGGCGTCGCTCTGCGTCGCTACCGTGCCGAGGGCTTCCAGTTCCCGCCCGCCGGCGTGAAGTTCCAGCTGATCGATGCCGTGGGAGTTCAGATCCCCATCAACTCGTCCCAGCAGAACCTTCTCAACCCCGACGGCTGCAACGCCATCCGCACACTGCCTGGCTATCCCCAGACAGCCGTGTTCATCTGGGGCGGACGCACTCGCGTGAACGCTGCAGACGCACAGCAGAAGCTGTACCAATTCGTGAACACTCGCGTGATCATGAATGTGGTGTACGGTTCTCTGCGCAACGCCTTCGACAGCCAGATCTTCAACGTGATCGACGGCTTCGGTGTGGTGTTCAACCAGATCATCTCGGTTGGCAACAGCGTGCTGAACCAGCTATACGTGCGCGGTGCTCTGTTCGGTGCTCGTCCGTCCGATGCCTTCCAGGTGATCTGCGACGGTCGTATCAACACCGCAGAGAATCTCGAGAACGGCATCGTGAACGCCAAAGTGTTCGTGACCCCGGTTCCGACACTCGAGCGCATTCAGATCGACCTCATTCGTGTGGCCATCGGTCAAATGCAGAACGAACTCGATATCCAAGGTCTGGGTTCCAATAACGGCTGATTTATCTAATTAACTCAGCTTACTCCTGGTCCCTCTAGGCTATAACAGGTCTAGAGGGACTTTTTGTACGTGGCACCGGGGTAAAATCACGCTATGGAAAAACTACTGCCGCCAGAGTTCTACACGGCGTTGGACTACAACCAAGTGAAGTGTGAGATCCGGAAAGTTATGGAGAGTGATCTCCCAATGGGCGAGGTTAAGAAGCGGATACTCTCCCTAGAAACACAGCTGCTTAGAAGGTACAGATGAGCGCCACACCCGACATACTCTCAGCCAGCATTCGTGGCATCAAATACCCCCTCACTGTACAGAACGGAAACTTAGCGACCAGCACTGACTACGCCTTGGTGTCCCAACAGATAAGGAGCGTGCTCGAATGCCGCTTCTACGAAAGGGTGATGCGTGCCACTTACGGGATCGACGACTTCATCCTTGAGATCCTGGACCCCAACCAGGTCAACTCCTCCATCCAGTATTCCATCAAACAAAACGTTCCCGGTCTGACGTCACTGAACGTTGTCGGGGATTGGGAGACAAACGGCGAGAACGGGTTGTACCGGGTGTTCATCGAGTACGGTGTAAACGGGGTGCCCCAACCGCCTCTCCAGTTCGCCCTGGCCAACTAGGGTAAAACCAATCAACAAGGGTAACGTGATACAGAGGTTTAATGGCACAACGCTTTAAAACTGCACCAGTTCCAAGCGGAGAAGTCGCACGTTATACGTCTGACCCGTATAACCTATCAAGCATCTACATGTTCGGGTCTTCGAGCCCGTTCACAGGTAGTGGTAATACCATTGTCCGCCCCAACGACGATCTGCTGATCCAGAAGGGTGGGAACCGGGCCCTCGTTGTCTATCAGAGGTTGCTATACGACGAGCAAGTCCAAGCCTGTTTCTCCAAACTACTGCAGGAAGTGACTTCCAGACCCTGGTACGTGGAGGAGTACTCCTCGAAGCCAGGCGACCTCGCTGTCAGAGACTTCGTGGTTGAAGTGTTGGACGAGATGCCGTTAGACGACATCTACAAAGGGATGGCAGAGTGTCTCATCTCGGGCTTCTCTGTAGGCGAAGTGATGTGGAAAAAGACTAAGCGTGGCGTGATCCCTTTCGATATTCGAATGCGAGACCAGAGACGTTTCGTATTCCAGGAGGATGAGAACTCCCCCGGCGGTTTCGTCCTTCGCTGTCTCACATTCAACAGAATGTTTGAGGGTGTTGAAATCCCGAAAAGGAAGTTCATCATCAACCGCTATTACGTGAGCCATAACGGCGACCCGTACGGCTCTGCGATGGGCCGAGTGCTGTACCCGCTCGTCAAGTTTCGGCGCCGTGCCATCGAGTCTTACGTGCTCTACGGCGACAGGTTCGCCACCCCCACAGCTGTGGCGACAGCACCACTCAGCGCCTCGACCAAAGAGCTCGACACTCTGTACGACCACCTGTCCAATCTGTCGCAGGAGACTGCGATGATCCTGCCGGAGGGCTACGAACTCGATTTCGTGGTGCCGAGTGGGAGCCCGGACGTTTTCAAGAACCTGATCGATTACATCGACAAAGAAATCAGCGTCCTGATCTGCGGCGAGAACGAAGCAGGTCAGGCCGAAGCCGGCTCCAGGGCGTCGTCCCAGGTTGCGAACGTGGTCCGTGTCGTGAAAGCCGCCGAGCTTTCCGAAATGATCTCTCAGGCCCTGTCTCAGTCGTTGATCCGCTGGATCGTTGACCTGAACTTCGGCACTGACGTCGTTGCCCCGACTTTGACTCGAGAATTTCGGATCGAGGAGTCGCCTCTCACGATGCCCGACGTCTCTCTCCTCATCCAGTCCGGTTACACTCCGAAAAAAGAGTGGATCGAGCGCCACTTCCGTGTGGAGCTCCAGGACGCCACCGACTTCGAAACCAGCAAAGAAGGGGAGGTGGAAGCCCGTACGAAGTACGACCCCGAAACCGACGGAGACCTTTACAACTCCATCTTCGGCAGCGACGAGGAAGCCGCCCCAGAAAGTGGGGACGAGCAGCAGTCTGTCCAGGACCTCGACACCGGCGAGGAGGTCGGACTCGGCGAAGCCCCGGACTTGGACGGTGACGGTGTGCCTGACGCCGAAGAAAACCCCGAAGAAGAGCCCCAGAAACCGTTCGGAGACGAAGGGGTTACTGAGGACGAGGCCACGGAAGAGGCCCTCAAGGAAGGGTAAAACTCACACACGAGATCACACATTAACACAGTGTTCCAGAAAAAGATCCACGTATTCAAGGCAGGCGACCAAACGTCAGCCCAGGGAGTACAAAGAACTTTCTCGCCAAAAGATCTCCAACAGGTGGTTGACACTTACGACCCCACCGTCCATGAGGCGCCCTTAGTTATTGGTCACCAAGGCGATAACGACAGTGTTCCTTCCTACGGTTGGATCAAAGGTTTCTCTCGCCAGGGGGATAATCTTTACGCCGACGTAGAGTTCACAGACACCGCGAAAGACCTGGTAAAAGACGGGCATTACCGTAAAGTCTCCATTTCTTTCTACTCCCCTGACAGCCAGATAAACCCGACACCGGGGAAATGGTCTGCGCGTCATTTGGCCCTGTTGGGTGCTGCCCCTCCTGCGGTGAAGGGGCTTGAACCCTTCTCTTTCTCCGAAGAAGAGGGTGTTTTCGAGTTCGCAGCCACTACGCTCAGTCCCGAAGATATCTTCGACGACGAGCTTGGACCCACGCTCATCGTGGAGAAAAGCCCAATCGAGATGCTGAAAGAGAAACTCGAAGCGGTCCGAAACGACATGAGCGCCGCTGTGGCTGACCTCAGGGACAGCAACGAAGACCAAAAAGAAACAGAAGCCGAGGAAGTGGAGGGTGCCGCCGCAACGGAACTCAGCCAGGACCAAGACGAAAACCAAACCGACGAAGCTAGCCCTGAAAACCCTAGCTCCCAATACTCGGAACACGAAATAGCTCAGCAAACGGCTGACCTTGAAGACAATCTCCCAGAGGAACCATTTATGGAAGACGGAAAAATCAGCCGTAAGCAAGCCAAAGGCGCTCACGGCCAAGTGATGCAAGTTGTAGAGAACGTCTACAAAGAAAAGGTTAAGGCCAAAATGGCCGAACTCAGCAGCGACATGGACGAGCAGCACGGCGAAATGCCTGAAGCCTTCAAAAAGAACGCTGAGAAGATGAAAGCCAAGGCTAAGGCCAAAGGCGGTGAGAAAGAAGACGGCGAAGAGATGTCGGGCTCTGACATCGGCAAGTCTTTCGCTAAAGGCAAGAACCCGTTCGCAGATCACGCTGAGGACGACGAGTTCGGCCGCTACGAGACCGCCCGCAACGACGACGACAGCTACGCCACTCGGATGCAGCCCGGCAAGCAGGACGCAGACGGCGATGTCGAGCGGATGAAGACCGCCAAAAACGGAGAGCAAGACGCTGACCGGATGAGCATCGCCAAAAACGGCTCACAGGAAGTCGACCGCAAAAAGACCGCTAAGTCCGACGACGCCGACAAGCGATTCGAAGGCGAGGAGTCTGCCAAAGAGCAGATCGAGAACATGGACCAGTACGACGTGGATGAGTCGAGCTACGGTGTGAACAAGCCCAAGACCGCCAGCGGCTCCAACCCCGCCGGCCGTGAGGACTCCGACACCAAAGTGCCGACCGAGACCGAAGAGACCCCGGATGACACCGTGTTCGCAGTCGGAATGACCAATGTGATGTCCGACAACAGCATGCGGGTCCTGCGTCAGACCTCCAGCCAGGGTCGTGCCCCCGTGAAAGGCGGCCCGATCGACCACGCCGAGCCCGAGCCCGCCGAAGAGACCTCCGAGCTGGGCGTGACAGCCCACGCCGAGGAGAAGGGCAAGAAGAAGCAGCTCAGCGGCGACTTCGAGGGTGGCGACAACGAGATCGTCGGCCCCAGCGGCGCCTACGCCGAGCGTGGCGAGAAGAAGTCCTCCGAGAAGCAGCTACAGCCCGGCCAGTTTGACAAAGTTGACGAAGCCGACCAGACCGTGGGTCCCGACGGCGCTTACGCCGAAGAGGGCAAAAAGAAGCAGCTCAGCGGCGAATTCGAAGGCGGCCCCAACGAGACCGTCAAGCAGTCCGGTGGCGCTTTCTCCGAGAAGAAAAAGCCCTACACCAAAACCGGCTTCGGCTCGACCTACGAGGAAGAGGGTGAAGAGGGTGGCGAGGACGTCGGCTACAGCGAGTCCGAGGAATTCTGTGGGATGGAGTACGGGATGGGCTCGATGGGTCAAGCCCGCTCGATGAACGCCGGTCCCGACATGAGCGCAATGTTCGAGGAGCTGAAGGCTCTCAAAGAGGAGAACAACCGCATCAAGCGGGAGTACCAAGAGAGCAAGATGAATGCTCGCAAAGAGAAGATCGCTCAGTTCGTTGATTATCTCTATAGCGAAGGCAAGATCGTTGACGGCGTCATGCCCCAACATGAGCTGCAGTCGTACTGCGAGGGCCTAGAGTTCGGGACCCTGGAGTTCAGCGAAGGCGAAACTCCCGCCACCAAACTGCTGGGGCTGCTCAATAACCTGCCCCCGATGGTCACCTACGGCGAGATGGTTCCTGGCGGTAGCTTCCAGTACTCCGAAGAGGATTTGGATCCCCACGCCAAAGCTCTCCGCCTGGTTGAGACCGAGGGTCTGGACTACGTCGAAGCGCTCAAGCGCACGATGTACAGCTGATAGGTGGACCTTCTCAGTGCGGTCGGGGTGGTAACAAAACGCCGTCCCGACTACTACGGGCAGGCCGAGACCCTGGCTAAGAAAACCGGTTCACAAGAGGCTCTTGAAGAGCGGATGATGAAAGAGTCAAAAGCTCTCGTCAAGGGCCTCCGTGACAAACAGCTCAAGTGGAGCGAGTACGAAAGGTCGCTGATGGACAAAACCCTGGTCTCTGCCCTGGCAGCGGTTTACCTCGGTGCCGGAGATTCCAACCCTAGAGCCAAGATGGAGAAGGCGTGGCCAACAATCGTTGGTGACATGATGCCACCTCTGATGAAGTTCCTGGATGAAACCAGAACGGCTTTTGACAACGGTACGATCCTGGTTGGGGACCAGACGGAGGACTTCCGTGAAGGCGTGGGAAGTTGGCTC